CGCACTCATTTTGTCGCTGAAAGCACCCCTGATATTTTCCATGATCGAAGATGCTGCATCATGGGCTGCAGACAGCTTGTCTGAGAAGGACTGCTTCACGTTATCGAGTCCATTTCCTACATTGGTCTTGATATTGTCAATCGAAGTACCAACCCCAGTCTTGATATTATCCCAGATGGTGCCTGCATTGGTGTGCATTGTGTTCCAGCCATCCGACCATTTCTGGCCAACGTCCGAGAAGAAGTTCGGCAATGTTTGCGTGAAGAAATCTCCAACGGCAGTCCATGCGGTTTGAATTCCATCGCAGAAACCAGACCATACACCCTTAAACCAATCGGTAATGGCACCCCAGTTCTTCACGATGGCAATAATAGCGATTACTGCCGCGATAATTGCCGCGATGATGCCGATGATTGGCAGAAGTGGAATAGATGCCGCACCGACTGCTGCACCGGTTGCTGTAGCCGCTGTTCCGGCCGCTGTGGTGGCTGCAGTACCAATGCCCAGGAAGGTCGTCAAGCTTCCAATAGCACTGGTGATCGTGCCGACTGCACTGATAACTTTGCCACCGGCAACAAGTACAGGTCCAATGGTCGCTGCCAGCAACGCAATTTTGACGATTGTATTTTGCACAGGTTCAGGGATACTGTTCCAGATCTCTGAGAAGGTCTTCAAAGCACCAGAAATATCCTTCAATACCGGTGCCAGGACAGTCGCTAAGGAGTTACCGATATCAGCTCCGGTTTCCTTGAGGGAATTCATGCTCATCTGGAACTGATCAATTGGATCTAATGTCTCATTGAATGTATTCTCTACACTGCCTGAGAAGTTGCCCAGAGATCCAGACAGATTCTCCAGATTCAACTTTCCTGTTGATGCCGCATTATAAATTGCCGCACCTGCTTTGCTTCCAAAAAGATCGTAGGCAGCCTGTAACTTCTCTGTCTCCGATCCATTGCCCTTCATAGTTTCCGAGAATTTTGCAATTGCCTGGTCTAATGTCTGACCATCCTTCGTTGCATTCTTCATTGCTGTTTTCAAGCCCATCATTGCTGCAGAAGTATCCAGGCCGGACATCTCGACCATGCCCATGAAACCAGCTGCTTGTTGCGAGTTAAGACCCATTTCCTTGAGCTGGACTGCGTTCAATTGCAGAGAACTTGCAAGGGTACCCATGTCTATACCAGTTGCCTGTCCAGTTGCATTGAGAGCATCCAACAGATCTCCAGCATTGGAACTGTCCTGTCCAAAGGCATTCAATACACCCGAGACATTATCTATAGACGTTGATACATCAGTGTTATTGAGCTGTGCGAACTTGATGAACTGACCAGACAATTTGCTTAAGGCATCCCCTGTCAGTTTGAATCTTGTGTTCACCTCACCAACGGCTGCACCAGCAGTTTGGAAATCCGTTGGAATGCTCGTTGCCAGATCTTTGACAATCTGGTTCATTCCATCCAATGCTTCTCCGCTTGCACCAGTCTTTTCTTCGACAGTATCCAAGCCGTCATCGACTTCTTTGAATGCAGCCAGTGAAGCAGTGCCGATTGCAACAATAGGAACTGTCACACCTTTTGTGATACCCTCACCAGCATCGCTGATCTTTCCACCGACTTCCTGCATTTTTGAGCCAGCTTGTTTCAGTGTTGCAGCTATACTAGAATCTGTGGTCTTGCATTCCTTTTCCAGGTTCTTAAGTTCCTGTTCAGTAGCAACGATCTCACGCTGCCATGCATCATACTGTTGCTGGGTGACTGAACCGTTCTTCAGACCTGCATCCATCTGATTCTGTACTGATTTCAGATCATTCAGTTTTTTCTTTGTCTCATCTACAGACTGACCAAGTAATTTGAACTTCTGTTCAATCAGAGTCGAATTGGTCGGATCGAGCTTCAGCAGTTTATTGACATCCTTAAGCTGTGATTGTGTGTCCCGAATCTCCTTATTAACACCAGCCAATGCTTTTGAAAGGCCAGTGGTATCGCCACCAATCTCTACGGTTATGCCTTTAATCCGGTCTGCCATACTTGGTCTCCTTTCTGAGTACGAAAAAAGCACCTCCACATCTCTGTGAAAGTGCCTGATAAATTTTGCTTTACGTTTTAGATAAGAAATAATTAAAGATTTTCAACCTCATGAATAAATGTAATCATAGCATTAACTATCGTTATAACATATGTAGCCTCCGCTTTATCTAAAACAACATTATCATGTGCGAAACTCATGTTATTCCGAATATCGTTAAATGCTTCAAACGCAGATATGCTCATTTTTAATGCAATCGGTGCAAAATCTGAATCAAACACATTTTCTTTCTCATAATACTTTGCTAGTGACCCTACCAGACTGTGTAATGAATAATTCTCCCCTTTATTATTTGCAGTTTCAATGCCATGCTTAGTACAAACTTCTCTCAAATATTTTGAAGAATAAGTATGTAACCTATCCAACACTAAAGCCGGCTCTCCTCTACTCAATGAATCATTGATATCTCTAGATAATATATCAAAGGATTCTCCTTCTTCTTTAGGAAGCTTCAATTCAAAATTGTCGTTTACAAAATAGTAGATTTTACGAATAAGATATCCAGTAGTATTTGGCCTTAACACTTTATGTATAATATCTTTCAACAACATGTCATAGGTACGTATTTTTTCTATATTTTGTGCTGATCCTTCAATTGTGAAATCAAGAGCATTTTTGTTCCAAACATCCCCGGACATTCCAGCATTAAATGCAAATCCAACATCTTCATAATCTATTCTGCATTGCATTAATATACTTGCTAGTTCACTTCTGCCATTTTGTTGTAAAAAACTTGCAATATTTTCTTTATAGTTATCTGGAATTTCATAAGTAAAATCATATTTTCCCATACTTTTGTCTCCGTAATATAGTCAATTATAATACTATATTATGGAGACCTTCATATGCGAATGATTATTTCTTGCTTAAAAATGATTCATATCATCTTGGGAAGCAACCTCAGTATAATCATAACTGTCATTACCCATTTCTGTGTACATATCATTGACGGTTCCAATGGTCAGAAGATCTAGATCACGAATCGACAGACCGAGTTGAACACATCGCAATAAAAACAGCGGTGTTGTCATTTCTCGATCTGTCTGATGAAGTTTTTTTTAGATTCGACCTGTTGTTCAACATTTAAGCCCCATAAAGATATAATCTGTGGCAGTACTTCGTAGATTGAAAAAGTATTGAACTGGTCAAGCCATTCGTCAGGCGTCTTTGCTACGTTTTCAGGATCAGCATGCTTCGCCATCAGCCAAGCAATGTTCTCAAAGAGTTCCAAGCTGAAAGAATCCAGATCACCATCTTCCTTTTCACTCTTATCAATGCTCTTCTCAAGAACTGAAAGATCTTTATAGATATCCCTGTGAAATTGATTCCTGTATAATCTTGGGATTGCTGCAGAAGCCCGGAATGTTACTGGGATTCCATCAATATCAATTGTTTTAGTTACTGCCATTTCTTTATCCTCCTAAAAAAGAAGCAAGCAGGGAATCATTTCCCTGCCTGCATATCATTTATCCTCCGGTTGTTGTATCACCGGTAGTAGTTGTTGTGGTCGTTGTTGGTGCCTTTGGTTCATATACAGCCTTATACCAGTCATTGTAGATGGCTTCAGATGTATTCGTACCTGTCTTGACCTTCACTACACCGCTTGGAAGTGGGGATACTGTAAGGGAAAGCTTTTCAGTCTTTACTGAAGTCTTGTCTTCCTTAGTGTCACCTTCCATAGACGGTCTAGTTGCACTGCAATAATACAGGCAGTGCCGGATCTTTCTCTGGTCTCCAGTGAACTCAAAGAGCAATGCAAAATGCTCCGGCTCAACATCCTTGTTCTCGACAAGTACGCCATTGGCGTCCTCGATTTCCTTCAGGATATCCTTGAGGAACTCTTCAGGCACAAGTGCCAGTTCCAGATCTCCTGAGTAGCCATTGTTGTTGCTGATCATATAATATACAGAATCATCTGCATAAAATGGTTCATTCTCACCTTCTGCATCCAGTGCCAGACTGACGGAGCCCGGCAGACTTTTCGGTGTGCCATAGGTGATCGTGCCATCTTCTGCAAGAGTGGTAAGTGCATAGTGACAGTTCTTAAGACCAAACTTCACTTTATTCTTTCTTGTAGTCATTCTTATGACCTCCTTCTATATTTCTGTTTCGTAAAGCACCTCATACATCTTTTCTGATTCGATCCATGTCTCTGTCTTTTCATATGGAATTTCATGAGCAGAGAGGACATCCTCGACCTGACTTTCCAGTACTGGATCTTTCTTGTCAGAATAGAGTTCGATATTCAGCTCATTCACTTTGTAGTAGACCTGATCATCAGCGAACATATTGTCAGTGCCTGGAAAGAGGAAAACTAAAAAAGGCGGGTCCACAGACTCACCTTCGGCAAAATGGTCATATGCAAATGGGAGATTGCATTCCGTCAGCATTGCCATCACATCTTCATATGTCATTTCAGCTTCTCCTCGATTGCATCGATAAGATCTTGCTCTCCTTTTTCAGCTGCAGGTTCTATATGTGGCTTGCCTTCCACTCTGCCTCCGCCACGTTTTGCATGACCGTATTCCAATAAATGTGCCAGCTGATAACGATTGCTAGAATGGACAACAACATCTAGGCTGTTTGCCTTTTCACGGATCTTCTTGATCCTCCAGCTCTTTTTATAGCAACCAGTACGAACAGGTGCAGCTTCTTCAATATTTTTCTTTACTGATTCAGCAGTCTGCTTGACCGCTTCCTTCATATCATCCGTTGCAAGATTGGCATATTTTTTTAGATTGGCCATGATTGCGTCTGACAAGTCATCGATATCCGTGTTCTTACCGTTCATGATCAGGCTGCCTCCGACAGTTGAATTTGATAGCATGCTTCTTATAGTTCAGATGATCAATACTCTCAATGTTATAGACAATGCCATCCAGAACGACACGATAGCCATCAGTCTTGACAGAAGTTGTTCCCTTACACCAGCGGGTCGTGATGCTGCAGGTATCCTTGGAAAAGACAATTCCGGCATCTGACTCTTCTGTTCCAGATTCACCGCCGACTGTCACATGATGGGTAAATGAATCTACCCAGCCATTGGTGTGATTGCCATAGGCATCAACAATGACCGTAAGTTTCTGGAACGTGACTTTCTTGTTCAATGCTGCAATATCCATCAGAATCCGACCTCCCGGCTGCCAAACAACAAGTAACGCAGAGTAAGTGTGAGCTCATGGAAATCTGCTTCTTCACGATGCTCGTATTGATAGGAGACTGCATAGAGCACTGCAATCTTTCCATTGGCACAACTTTCCAGTGTGTCTTTAGAATCCGTCCTCAATACATCCATGCATAATTTCTCCGAGTTGGTGATCAAAGTGGTGATGAGAGTGTCATCATCACTGAAGTCGACTCGGAGATAGTTCTTCATTTCTTCCAATGTGACGATCACTCTCATTACCTCCTGCAGTCATCAGGCTGCCTTTACGTTCAAGATCTGTACTGCTTCCGGCAGGATCAGCTTGCCATCGACACGCTCTTTTGCAACGTAACCAATCATGCCATTGCCAGCAAAGAGCTCTCTGAGTTCCTGGAAGGAACGTGTGCCACGGTCACCGATGTTGTAATAGCTGAAATCACCAAATGCGATGCCAGGCTTACCAATCTCCAGTACTGGTGCATAAGCAGAAGTATGGATGGAATAGCCCAGCAGCTTATCCGGTTCACCCGCCTGATAAGACGGCTGCCACAGATAGGCTCCATTGTTGTCCTTCAGTTTACGGACAGTAGCAAGGGTATGATCATTCAAAATAAAAGACGCGTTCTTTCTATAAGCGCGTCCTAATGCATAGATCAGATCCATGATGTTATCACCTGTGATCTTGACAGAATCAGCAGTAACAGCTACCTTGCCGCCGTTTGTTGCGTTGAAGATGCCAGTTGGCTTTCCAGTACCATCGCCATTCAGGAATGCATCTTCTTCTGCATTTCCCAGAGCTTTGCCGAACTGTGTAGTCAGATAGCCCTCAAGGTTGAATGCATTATCGTAGAGAAGTTCCTCTGTGATCTTGACTGCAACATGGAGCTTATGAGCATCTAAGATCTTCTGGTCAAATTTTGCATCGCCGAAGGTCAATTCCTGTCCTTCTTCAATCCAGGCTGCCGCTGGCTTCGTGCCGGCAATGTTGATCTTGTGATCACCAGAAGTCGTGATAGTTGTAGCCAGTGTGCGGAAGATGTTCTCATCTTCCAGTGCCTGGATCAGACGAGAGTCCCATTCCTCCGGGACCAGGAAGCCGCCATCTGCATCTACCTGCTCCTGTAATACGTTCGTTACGACCTTACATTTGGAACGGATATAATTCATCACATCCTTGTGGTACTGTGCAGATGCACGGCCAGTCTTTTCTTCCGGCACATCACTGATCACTCTTGGATTCGTCATCAGCGGGGAGTTGACCGGCTTGGATAACTCCTTATCCAGTTCCTCCATCTTCTGCATGCGATTGATCTCCTTGGTAAGGTCTGTGATGTCCTTCTCCATCTGATCATATGTCGCATCATCTGCAGGTTCGAGCGTACCCTTCTCGGTACGATGTGCATCAAGAAATTCCTTTGCAGAATTCCATACCTTTGCACGCTTATCAATTAAATCCTGAATCGTCATTTTTGTAGACATTTTTTTTCCTCCTCACATTGTCTGCTTGAGCAGATCGAGCCTGCTCATCAAGTCCGAAACTTTCCGCTCCGGACGTTTTGCATGGATCTTGTTCATCAGAACATTTGTTGCCAGTTTCTCACTGTAGAGATTTGCCGGAGCTGTCAGCAGTGGATCACTGTCCATAGACCGCTCCAGCACTGCATCTGCAAAACCAAGCTCAATTGCTTTATTAGCGTTCATCCATGTCTCTTCATCCATCAAGCGTGAGATCTTATTGCGGGACATTCCCGTCTTGATCTCATAGGCATTGATGATCGACTCCTTCACTTCATCAAGAAGTGAGATTGCCTTCTCCATATCGCTGTGGTCGCCCATGGCAATCGTTGCAGGGTTGTGGATCATCAGCATCGCGACAGGTGAGATCAGCACCTTTGTGCCGGCCATGGCAATGACCGAAGCAGCCGAAGCTGCAATGCCATCGATCTTTACCGTCACGTTGCCCTTGTAATCCATCAGCATGTTGTAGATCTGTGCTGCCGCTACACAGTCACCGCCTGGACTGTTGATCCATACGGTAATGTCACCTGTCCCAGAATTCAGCTCGTCACGAAAAAGAGCTGGTGTGATGTCATCATCGAACCAGCTCTCTTCCGCAATCGTTCCTTCCAGGAACAGTGTGCGTTCTACTTTTTCATTTTCATCAGCTTCATTCTTTACGTGGATATCTTTCCACGCCCAGAAGTGATCCGGCATTCTGTTCATTTCCATTTGATTCCTCCTCAGGATCATCCTGCTCAGGCTCTGCCTGTCCCGGATCCGGCTGTGCCGTTCCAGTGTTCCCGGATGCAGCAAAGATGCCTGCATCCTTCAATTTGGTCATATTTCCGTTGATAAGATAAAGGTCTCCGCCTTCTTCGGCAGGGATCTTGTCCAGGTTCTCAAGTTCACGGATATCATTTGCACTCATCCAGCCATTTTGTCTGCCAATGGAATACCCATTCATTCGTGACTGATAATCACCTCGCAGCAGGCCGTCGACATTGAACTTGAAGAACATCTCGCTCTTTTGATCTCCTGTCAGCAGCCTGCGGTTCATTGACTGCTCCCATCGTGCGACCCATGGATCAAGCGTGTACTTCACAAATTCCAAGGACTGCTGTTCAATGTTCGAGAAGGATGACTTCTCTAGATCAGCCAGCATGTGTGGTGGGATACGGAAGATACGTGCAATCTCATCGATCTGGAATTTCCGTGTCTCCAGGAACTGTGCTTCATTTGGCGATATAGATATCGGCGTGAATTTCATTCCTTCTTCAAGTACAGCTATCTTGTTCGAGTTGCCAGAGCCGCCAAATGTGGACTGCCATGACTCACGGATGCGTTCTGGATCTTTCACAACGCCAGGGTGTTCAAGGACACCGCCAGGTGCTGCACCGTTTGAGAAGAACTTGGCTCCATATTCCTCGGCAGCTATCGACATGCCTATGGCATTCCTTGCCATTGCAATCGGTGAATATCCGACCAAGCCATCAAATCCCAGTCCTGGGATATGGAGCACTTGAGATGGCGGCAGGATCACTGTGGTGTCTTTCAATGTCGGTGCATCTGAATCACGTACCGAATAAGAATAGTAGAGCTGCCCATGTTCATCACGATCCACGGTCATGCGGTCAGGCATCAAAGGATATAAGGCAACAATGTCACCTTTCCCATTTCGGATGATCTGTGCATATGCATTGCCCCATAACAGAAGATGGGTCATCAGTGTCTCTCTGAAGATGAATGAAGTCATCTCCGGATTTGGCTCATCATGGAGCAGAAAGTACATCGGATTGTCGATTGCCTTCTTCTTCGAACCATTCTCTTCGTATTCATATAAATGAAGCGGGAGAGAAGCAACAGCTTCTGACAGGATACGTACACATGAATACACTGCCGTCATCTGCATAGAGCTGCGCTCTGTCACATTCTTGCCAGAGGATGTAGGTCCAAAGACAAAACGATAGCCGCTCCCATTTGTACTGTCAGTCAGTGGTCTGTCCCTTGACTGGAATAATCTATGAAATATGCTCATGTGCTCTCCTCCATTAAAAAACACCTCGATTGAGGTGCCGATGCTACTCTCTCATTTCCGGCGGCAGATACTTATTGATGACATCCGCCAGATCTTCATCCGTCAACTTGAGTGCCGCACACTGGTTCAAAGCGCTCCGTGTCCTGAATGCTGCACTCATCGATTTAGCAAATGTGTCCTCTGCCCCGTGAATGTAGATCTTGAAACCTACGTCCAATGCCTCTAATACTGTGATGTGCCTTAGCTGGTCAGCCATGTGAATGACCTCCTTCTGAACCCATACACAGGTTAAAGGAAGATTCCCCATTTTGTTGTCCTGAAGCTGTCCCAAAAACTGCAAATTCAGAGTGAGTAATCCACATAATGCGGAAGTTTTCCACAATCACAGTATCAATAGGCCCCGGCTCTCATAGACTGACTCGCTGTTATCGTTGCCGCAGCGTATCGCCCTGTCGAGCCCCATGATCGTTGCAATCGCACCATCGATCTTCTCTGTAGATTTCTCTTTGTCAGCCTTGATATTGCCAGCCGGATCAGTACGGATGAATATGTTATCCATCATCCATCGAAGGACCGGATGCCCGCCATGAGCAATCCTCTGCTCAAGGGTGAGCTTCATCAGTTCCTTAGTCGGAGGGGACATATCTTTGAAACCCTGTCCGAAAGGAACTACCGTGAATCCCATTCCTTCCAGATCCTGTACCATCTGGGTCGCTCCCCAGCGGTCGAATGCAATCTCCTTTATATTGAAACGTTCTCCAAGCTTTTCTATGAACTTTTCAATATATCCGTAATGGACCACATTCCCTTCCGTAGTCTCCATCATTCCCTGATGTACCCACAAGTCATAAGGGACATGATCCTTCATCACTCTCAGATCCATTGTTTCTTCCGGCACCCAGAAGTACGGAAGGGCTACGTATTTATCTGTCTCATCCCTTGGAGGAAAGACCAGTACAAAGGCAGTCACATCTGTCGTTGATGAAAGATCAAGTCCTCCATAGCAGACCCTGCCTTCTAGCTCTTCCTCATTCACTGGGAATGCACAGGCATCCCACTTGTCCATCGGCATCCAGCGCACAGCCTGCTTCACCCATTGATTGAGCCTCAGCTGCCGAAAGGAATTCTCCTCTGCCGGATTCTGCTTTGCCGATTCGCATGCCGCCTTTACTTTATCGATACCTACCGTGATTCCAAGTGATGGATTTGCTTTTTTCCATACCTTTGGATCCGTCCAGTCTTCAGTTGCTTCCGCACCATAGATGACCGGATAGAAAGTCGAATCATGCTTTCTGCCCTCCAGAATATCTTTTGCTTTCTGGTGGACTTCATAACAGATCGAATTCGTATCGGTACCGGCTGTCGTGATCAGGAAATAAAGAGGCTGCATTCTGGCATCCCCTGAGCCTTTGGTCATAACATCGTAGAGCTTCCGGTTCGGCTGCGTATGGAGTTCGTCAAATACTACTCCATGAATGTTGAAGCCATGTTTCGAATATGCTTCTGCCGACAGGACCTGATAGAAACTGTTGGTCGGATAATAGATGATCCGCTTCTGTGAAGCTAGGATCTTGACCCGTTTGTTCAGAGCCGGGCACATCCTGACCATGTCTGCTGCAACATCAAATACGATTGCTGCCTGCTGCCGATCAGCAGCACATCCATAGACCTCTGCACGTTCCTCGCCATCTCCGCAGGTCAGAAGCAATGCTACCGCAGCAGCCAGTTCGCTCTTGCCCATCTTCTTCGGAATTTCGATGTAAGCAGTATTGAACTGCCGATATCCATTCGGCTTTAGTATCCCGAAGATGTCCCTGACAATCTGTTCCTGCCAGGGGATCAGTTCAAAAGGCTTTCCAGCCCATGTTCCTTTCGTATGCGTCAGGCATTCAATGAAATTCACTGCATAGTCTGCAGCAGATTTCTTATAAACAGAATCTTTCGCCATGAATCTGGATGGCTTGAACTTTTTTACTCTCGCAGCCATTGCATATACACCTGTTCTGATATCTTTGCCATCATGACCGGCGGAACGCTCATGCCGCATACGTACTGGACGCTCTGCCCTTTGAAGTCGTAATCCTGTGGGAATGTCTGACAGCTGACAATGTCCTTGTCCGTCATCAGCAGACCATCGCACATGCGGAACATATATCCGCCGGACGTTATCGTAGCGACCGGGACATCATCATGATTGATCGGCGATGTGAATCCGCTGTGGGTCTTCCTGACTCTCTTGTTGATATCCGAAAGATCTGTGTCAGAAGCAATCCTGTATTTCATGAGCCTTGCACCCATCGTATCCTCTGCAAGCGGCTTTCCATATGGTTCCCGGACAGCAGAGAATGGTATCGGCTTCGAATTGAATTCCATCTTCAGCTTTGGATACTTCAGATCCTTCCTGTGTGCTATGAAAAAGACCCGTTCCCGTTTCTGCGGAACTCCCATCTTCGCTGAATTGAACAGGAAGATCTGCACGGTATACCCTGCATCATCAAAAGCCCTGACGATCTGATTGACCCAGCCTTTCGCTGATCCTGTTATCAGTCCTTTTACGTTCTCGGCAACTATGACCTTCGGCTGAAGACGCTCTGCTACCTTGATAAAATAAAAGAACAGGTCATCAAGTCTCTGCTTTGCCTGTCCCTCACGGAATATCTTTTCTACATTCCATCCTTCCTCACGCCTTCCAGCCATGGAAAAGACCGAACATGGAGGAGAACCATCCAGCACATCCAGATCTTTGAGCTCTTCCGGTATCTTTTCATCCGGCAATGCAGCAAAATCACGGATATCCATAAGGAAGCTGTGCTCCGGATGATTATTGGCTTTATATATGTCCATCATTTCCGGATCGATCTCACAGCACCCGACGACCTTGTAGCCCGCCAGCTTGTATCCCATTGAAGATCCGCCTCCGCAGCTGAAACAGGAGAATACTTTCTTCCCATTCTTTGCCTTGCCATTCAGATCAGTAAGATTCCATTTCCATGGGAAATCAGTTGAACCGGAAACCGCATTTCGGACATTTGTATTTGAATTCTTCATCTCCGAACGCCTCCGTTCCAAACTCTGTCGAACCTACAATTTCATGCTTCTCACCGCCGCCTGCATCTTCGCCGCCTTGATCCAGGCTGAAGAAATCGAAACCTTCAAGGTCCACACCTTCCAGTTCTGTTTCCAATTTCAGCAGGTCCCATGCAGCCTTCTCGCCGGTCTTATTGTCAAGATACCGGTATTTCTTTTTCTGTTCATCCGTAAGCCCATCACAGATAAGGCACTGCACTTCCTCATAGCCAAGTGCCTTCAGTGCTTTGTATCTGGTGTGACCGGCAATGATGACATGATCCTCGTCAACAATGATCGGAGTAATATATGTGCACTGCCGGATGCTCTCTGCCACTGCATTGACTGCCCCATCATTCTTTCTCGGATTGTTCTTATACGGAATGATGTCCGTCAGCTTCATTGTCACCAGCTTCATATCTTGAATACCCCCCCGCAGCATGGACAGGTCTTTGTCCTTGACCCGTCATCTTCCGTCTCTTCATCAGAAGGAGAAATGTCAGGCTGTCCAAAGTCATATCCATGAAAGTCAACATCTGACAGTTCCTCGCTCAGCTTCTTCTGATCCCAGCTTGCGAACTCACCAGTCTTGTTGTCATACAGTCTGTACTTCTTTTTCTGTTCTTCGCTCAGACCGGATGCAACAATGACATCGCATTCCTTATATCCGAGCTTGCACAGTGCCCTGTACCGCGTGTGCCCTGCAAGTATCACTCCATTCTCGTCAACGACGATAGGTGCAATGTATGTGCACTGCTTGATGCTCTCCACTACATCGTCAACTGCATCGTCGATGATACGCGGATTGTTCTCATATGGCTTGATCTCATCAAGCTTTTTCTTTACATATTCCATACCATTCTCCTCATGTTCAGCTGCCCTTTCTTGCTGACAGCAGCCGTTCCATCAGATCATCCTGAGGATTCGCACCGCCATATTCTGCAGAGCAGTTCTCTTTAACGATCTGATATATCTGGAACCAGCATTGATTAACCTGCTTCAGGTAATTCTGGCTCATGGTCACATATGGACTTGTGATCGTCTGTCCTGTCGTCGGATG